TGTACCAACAGATGAAGAAGCTATATATTCTAGTGGTACTGCAAGAGCACCAGATATGCAACTTGCAGTAGACATTGCAATTATGAACGCAAAGACAGTTCTTGCAGATAGAATAAATGGTAAGTTGTCTAGTATGACTAAAACATTTGTTGCAAAGATTGGTTCAAGTGACTTAGATACAAGTGTCTTATCTGAGATTGAGAAAACATCTAAGAATATAGTCGCAGAAGTAGATGTTGCTGGTTACAAAGTTGATAAGAGTGATATCACTCAAGATGGTACACAATACAGAGCATATGTATTACTTGAATACAGTAACGAAGAAGCCATTAAGATTATGATGAATAGAATGAGAAAAGATAGAATGGTCTATTCAAGATTAAGGTCTACTGAGGCTTGGAAAGAACTTGAAAACCAAGTAGACAAATCAAAGAACGAAGAGGAAGCACAATCATTGAACAATCTAGAGGGGGTGATAAATGGTTCGAATGAAGAATCTGATTCTATCTAGTGCAATCGTTCTTTCTCTAGGGGGTTGTTATGCGACAAGTGGAATGGGCCCAAGTGGTCTAGTCAATAACGGTTGTGGTAATAACTGTACCTCTGAAGATTATTATCTGCCTGGGCGAGGAGTTTGGGCAGATAATAATAAAATTGATAAGTCAACGATTGGTGCAGGGCTAGGCACTGTTCTTGGTGTAGTAATGACGCATAGTAGTGGTGACCCATTACTAATATCTGCAGCCGCAGTTGCTGGTATGTTTGTCGGTCACGAAGTAGGAGCAACATTCGATAAGATAGATGAAATGTATGCAACCATGTTACTAGCACAGTCGTTGACTAACAATCCAGATATGACTTCAAGTAATTGGAAACACCCTAAGAAAAATGTTGCAGTGAATGCTATGCCTGTAAATACTGTGGGTGATTGTAGGGAGTTTGTAACATCTGTACAAGTAGGTGATAAACTAGAACAGATGAGAGGAACTGCGTGTTTAAATAGTAATAATGAATGGGAATTGAAGGAGATTTATTAATGGCATTTGAGATAAATAAAATGAATAAACTAAGTGACCAATTAGAAGCTCATGCATACGATTGGGTGATGACTGAAATTGAATCACAATTTGATGTAACTGATACAGAAGATTTAACTGATGAACAAATACTAGAAATTAGTGATTATCTTAACAGTGGTGTTCACATTGAAAGTTACTGTGAAATGATATTAAACGATATTGTAAATAATAGAGAAATAGAGGAATAATGAAAAAAGGATACAGAAAAAACTTTAGAGATAGAGAACCTATGGAGGCTATGAAAGTAGTAGTCCATAATAATGATGTTGCGAAAGCATTAAGAACACTGAAGAAGAAGTTACAGAACGAAGGTGTGTTTAATGAGTTAAGAGAAAGAGTTGCATTTCAGACCAGAGGTGAAAAGAAAAGACTTGCAAGAGCAGCTGGTCGTAGAAGGTATTTGAAAAACAAACAAAAGTTAAAGGAAACTAGAGGTTATTAATGAAAGATTCAGAATATATAAAGATGAAAAAAATGGAAAGAAATCACGAAACAGTGACTACTACTAAAACTCCACTACATACTACTGATTGGTATATAAAGTGGGTTGCAAGTGTTACACTGTTATTTGGTATGATACTTACATCAAACAATATTTACCCATTAAATATATTTGTACATATGATAGGATTAATCGGTTGGTTAGTTGTATCATTAATGTGGAATGATAGAGCATTGATTGTAATAAATGCAGTTGGTGTTGCAATTATGGCCAATGGATTAGTTGGTTACTTTGTAGAGAGTGGAATATGGCAGTAAGAAAAAGAAAAATGACACCAGAACAACGAGAAGCAGCTGCAAAACGATTGCGTCTTGCAAGAGAGAAGAAAGGGCCTGCACAATATAAGAATGTTGCAAAGTCTGTTATTGATTTACCAGATGACCATTACTTATCTTATAAGAGTGTGAAGAAATGGATAAAGACACAACAAGAGATTGCAAGAGCAGAACGTAGAAACATGGTAAAGAATGTAAAGGGTGCAAGTGTAAAGTATTATGCAGCTCAAGGTTATGTTAGACAAATGCAACATTATATACAACATGGAGATTGGCCTAATGATTTCTATGGTGAGTATGAAGAAAAGAGGATTATATGGAAGACGATAGCTCCAAACGAGGAGTGGTAATCAAAGGGCCTTGGAAGGGTAATAAAGTTGAAGAAAAACAACTGCAAGGTGAAGAACTTGATATAAGAGAAGACTTTAAAATGATTGCAGAGATGCATAAACTTCTATTACATCAATTAATTTTTACTTTGAAAGAAACTGGATATGATATTGAAACTGATGAGTTTATAAAAGAAAGTGGATTTATGGGTGAAGTAATTAGAGCAACATTGATGCGTGATATGGGCTATGATAATCCTATGAGTAAATTTATAGACGCAATTGTGGGTCTTGATATAAGAGATAATGATAGATATGCAAACTTTGACAGTAATAAATTAATCAAATTATTGGATAAAAAAGATGACAAAGAATAATGTAATAACATTTCCTAAAACTAATATCAGAGAAGTAAAAATAAAAGATATTGCTAAAGAATTAGAAACACAGATGATAAAAATAAAAGAACAAAGAGAATTAATAGATAACGAAAAAAAGTATATTATGGAAAGTATTTTTAATGATGAATAATAATGTAAAATGGTGGGAGAAATTTAGTCCTACAATTATGGAGGCTGAAGTACCACAGAAGTTTATTGATATTATAAACAACACTGGTGATGAAGTTTTAAAAGATGATGGTCTATCAAAGAAGTTTGATTTCTCTGATAATCTAGTTGGTAAAGTAAGTAAAGAGGTTACAATACCTGTTCCAGATAATGATAAGGATTATTGTTTATCAATATTAAGACAGGCCTGTGTACGATATCTAAGGGCAATGATTCAAACAGGTCGTGCATACGAGTGGACAAAAAATGGTGGTAATCAAAGTCCATCTGAAGAAAACATTATATTATCACAGAGTTGGATAGTATCACAATATAAACATGAATACAATCCAATACACACACATAGTGGACATTTCTCTGGTGTGATATATCTAAAACTACCAGATGGTATGGAAAACCATTTTAATGAAGAAACCAAAGACCATTACCCAGCCAGTGGATTGATAGAGTTTTCACATGGTGAGAAACAAGATTTTAAAAGTGACACATTGATGTTTAAACCAGCAGTAGGACAAATGTTAGTATTCCCTAATTGGTTAAAACATTCTGTTTACCCATTCTATTGTGAGGGTGAAAGAAGGTCAATGAGTTTTAATGCGTATTGGAAACATAATGATAATAATTGACATGAACCAAATAACCTTAGCTAGTGTGATGATGAATTTTCACATGACTAAGTCAGAAGAACTTGAAGAAGATATGGTAAGACATATGATACTTAATTCTATAAGAATGTATCGAACCATGTTCAAAGAAGAATATGGTGAAGTAGTTTTAACATATGACTCAAGACACTATTGGAGAAGAGAAATCTTTCCACAATATAAACAGAATCGTAAGAAAAGTAGAGAGAATGATACCAAAGATTGGGATAAGATATTTGGATTACTTAATGCTATCAAATCAGAGTTTAAAGAAATACTACCATACAAATATGTAGAAGTATATGGTGCAGAAGCTGATGATGTCATAGGTACATTATGTAAAGAGTATCAAGACCAAAAGGTTATGATTATATCTGGTGATAAAGACTTTATACAATTACAAAAATACAAGAATGTAAAACAGTATAGTCCTATAATAAAGAAGATGGTAAATGGACATAATCCAGATACCTATATAAAAGAACATATATTAAAAGGTGATTCATCTGATGGAGTACCTAATGTCTTATCGCCAGACCATACATTTGTAGAAGGTCTACGACAAAGACCATTAAGTAAAAAGAAAATTGAAGCATGGTTAAATAGTGAAACTGGAATGAGTGAAGAAGTGAAAAGAAATTATCAAAGAAATCATAAGTTGATTAATTTAGATAATACACCAGACGACTTACAAAAGTCAATCCTAGATACATTCAATGAAGCTCCATCAGGAGATAGAAGTAAGATATTAACTTACTTCATAGAAAACAAATTAAAAGAACTAACAGATTCAATAGGAGATTTTTAATGGCTGGTTCAACACTATTATACTCAGAGATACTTGACAAGGTTCATAAGGCAAAGACCAAAGAACAGAAAGTATTAATACTGAAACAAAACAATACAGAAGGTTTGCGTATGGTACTCAAATCCTCATTTGACCCAAAGATAGAATGGTCAATACCAGAGGGTGAAGTTCCATATAGAGCAAATGACGCACCTGCTGGAACAGAACATACTGTTCTTGCAATGGAATGTAAAAAGTTGTGGCACTTTATTAAAGGTGCAGACGCACAAACACCTCAACATAAGAAAGAACAAATGTTTATACAGATGTTAGAGGGATTACATGACAGTGAAGCAAAGTTGTTAATTGCAGCTAAAGATAAAAAGGTTCACCAAATGTATAAAGGTTTATCTACTAATGTAGTCAAAGAAGCATTTGATTGGAATGATGATTACAAAGCAGATGACCAAAACGTATACCATCAAAACTCACGAAGTGCAAGTGGGGTTGCTGGTTAATTAAGTGCCGATGTAGCTCAGTTGGTAGAGCAGTTGATTTGTAATCATCAGGTCGCAAGTTCGAACCCTGCCATCGGCACCATATGGGGCCATAGCTCAGTTGGGAGAGCGCCTGCTTTGCAAGCAGGAGGTCGTGGGTTCAATCCCCTCTGGCTCCACCATTATATTATAGGAATAGATTATGAAGTATATTTTAACAATTTTCACACTACTATTAACATTTAATTTATCATCTGGAGATATCATAGATTCAGCTGGTTACAGATTATATCACGACATGGATAACGAACATGGTGGTGCAAAACTAAGACTGTATGTCGGTAAAGAAACAATACATTTTGGAAAGTTTAAATTTGCATACGAGAGAAAAAGAACTGGTTCTGGTATGGAATCTGGTACAATGTTTATAGACCAATCATTTAAATTCTAATATGTGGTGGATTAGACTGTTATGCTTTCCATTTGTGTTTTGGTTTACATATGTGGTAACCATGACAGTCTGGAACACTATTAGCCCAGGCACACCTCTTAAAATTTATGATAAACATATAAGACCACTTTACTACACACCCCCAGAAATAACATACGAAGAAGAAGATGAGGACGATTGGGAAGATGATTAATCCTATATTTACTATTGACAAAACCAATACAAGTATGGTATATATAATAGATAACTTGTTGAAGTGGAACAAGAGTATACAGGACTGGGGTGCGATACCCCACGCCTCCACCAACCTAGATAGTTCCGAATTAGGGGGCGAAATAGGTTCGACTGGTGCTGGAGTAAAATGGAGAGTTATGGGTTGACAGCCTTATAAGTCAAAAAAGTAAATGCAAACGATAATTTTGCATCTCAAGGTTATGCACTAGCTGCTTAATCGGATAGGGTTTTGGGTGAGTTCCTAGTAACAGAATACTCACCAACTTTAACCTTTAAGGAGAAAAAGTATGTGGAAGACACCTACAATAACAGAAGTAGCAGTTGGTTTAGAAATCAATTGTTATGCTTGTGCTGAAATATAAAGTACAATAATATTGTGGGGGCCTAAAAATCCCCACACACATAATGGAGTTATAATGAATTTACCAACACCTAAAATAGATTTAGGAACACCCAAAGTGTTCTCACTAGAAATAGAACGAATTGCAAAAGAAAAACAAATAACACACATGGACGCAGTATTATTATATTGCAAAGACAATCAAATAGAACCAGAAAAAGTATCAAGTCTAATCACCAAAGGTCTAAAAGAGAAGATTGAAGCAAACGCAAGAGATTTAAACTTCCTACCTAAAGTTGCGAGTTTACCGATATGAGATATGAATTAAAAGTAAAAGCTGGAGTATACAAAAGAGATACTCTAATAGGTTTAGTTTGGCACGTTATTACTCACCGATTAGGTCATTTAATTAAAGACGGAAAATACATGGACTAATGCAACCTGTTGATGTTTATATTATGTACTGTGCGTTGAAAGCACACTTTGGAAAGGGTGATTATGACTTTATCAAATATGGTGGTAAATCGTCTGCAACAAGAGATTCGTTCTGGAAGAGAACAGATAGAATATTCTTTGTTAAGATTTCAAGAAAATATAAAAGAAAAGAAGTTATACTAGATTACCTAGTTTCTAATTTTGTACACAATACAAAAGGGTGGTTAGGTGATTTTAATGATGACAATTATGTTGAATGGAAAAAGAGAACGCAGAGTATGACTTATAATTTTAAAGAAGAGTTATATAAAATAGATAATCCAAACATTTTAGGCTTTGGACTGGGACAACACCCAGTTTTACTCAAAGAGTATTTGGGTAAAAGAATGTCTATAGAAACTTTGATTATACTAGATGACATAAGTAATTTTACAGAGAGATGGAGTAAAAAATTAAAGAATGATGTAATATGGCCTAATGTAAAAAAACTTATGTTTGATTATAAAAAGTTCTTGACATACGACAAGAAGAAGTGTAAAGTAATACTTAATAGTTTTATTAACCAATTTTATTCGTGAGGAAAATATGAAGAATAATAGAAGTGAAACATTCTTTGAATATAAATGTTCAAAGCAAAAAGACCGAATCAAACAACTCGAAAGAGAGTGTGCTGATTTACAAGTGAAGAATCAAGAACTCGCAGAGAGATGTAAGAAACTTGCATCAAGAGTTCCAGAGTGGCCTAAAGGTTTTAAACCTAGAAGGAAAACACCATTTAGAAGAGCTGGTGAAACTTCTTAGAGGTCTTTTTTGTGGGTACATATGTGCCCACAAGACTTTATAGTTTGGATATACAATGAATATAAATTACAAAGATACACCCTTTCCTTATTTTTATGGTTCTCTTGATAAAGAGATGTATGAGTATGCAAATAAATTATGGGAAACAGATGAGAAAAAAAAGTATTACAATATATCTAAGAATCGTTCTAACATAGACATAACAGATAAGAAACTTATTAATTATCTTACAAAGGTAGGGGGTGAAGTAAAAGCTCTATCAGATAATCTTAGTATCTTTGAAAAGTTTTATCCTAAACTAAAAAAGAAAATACATTGTAACAATTTAAACTTTACTTATTCACAAAATCCAGATACAGACCAAGGCTTTCCATTGAGAGATTGGCACTTGGATTTGGGTAATAAGGTTATAACTGGACTATGGTATTTCAAACACCCAAAAGAACAAGATGATGGTGGACATTTGATATTGGGTAATCCACATACTGGTGAAGAAGAAACATTTCACTATGGTACAAACAAAGTAATCCTCTTTCCAAATACACCGATTAGTTGGCATAGAATCACTGCAAGACAACCATCTATATATCCTAGAAGATTTATTTGTTTAGAGATTAAATCAACTAAAGTAAAACTACACAGTTATCAAGCTATAAAAGGTAAAGATACAATGAAAACATTTGATGTGAAAAATTATTATGAGTAAAAATGCAATCGTATATGGTAATGGTGAATCTAGAAAAGAGTGGGATTTATCTAAAAAATTTAATGACACTACAACTTGGGGTTGTAATCGTATATTCAGTGAAGGTGTACAATTAGACAATCTAGTTTGTGTGGATTATATAAGACAACACGAAGTATATAAATCTGGATACGCATTTAAAAACAAGTGTTGGTTTCTAGACTGGCATATACAAGAGAACATAGACTTACTAGAGAGTTCAACAAACAGCTCAGAACTAATTGATTTATTAAAACAAGGTGTACCAGAAGAATACATCTTTGAGAATGAAAGAAATGGAAGTGACAGAGTTGTAATCAAAGGTAAACTACCTAAACTTAAATGGACAGACCCAGATTTAGAAAAGTATAAGGATAGTTCAAAGATTATGAGAGATGCTGGTCTTTATATTACTTGGTTACAAGATGATATGGTAAATGATATAACAAGTTTCAGAGGTCGTAATGCTGGTGGTACTGCAATGTGGATAGCCTGTGAACAAGGTGCAGAGAATGTATATATGATGGGATTTGACTTATCCATTCCAGACAAACCACTAAGTCATTTATATCCAGAATTTGCAGACAATCCTCATGGATTTGATTGTATTAATTGGCAAACACAAAACAAGAAAGTATTTAAAAAGTTCCCAAAGGTAAATTTTTATTGGGTAACAAAGTCTGTAGAAGAACAGCTACTTGTTGACCAATTTGATGTGTGTAAGAATGTAACTTTTTTAACTTATAAGGATTTAGATATATGGAAGTAATTATTTTTGGTAATGGTGAATCGAGAAATCAATTCGAAGCACTACAATTTATGGGTAACTTTACGACTTGGGGTTGTAACGCAATCTATCGTGATGTGAAAGTAGATAATTTAGTAGCAATAGATTATGGAATGCAACAAGAAATAGAATGTTCTGGTTATGCAAAAAATAATGTATGTCACTTTACAGATTGGAGTGTATTACCAAATGTAGATGAGATGTTGTTGAAAACAATGAAGATGAACTTTGAACCACACATGATACATGAAACATTAAGAACAGATAGAACAGATTGTGTGATACAAGGTAAAGACCCACAGACAGCTGAAAGTAATATTAAAGAAGCACTTGACAAGAACCCAGATTTAGATTACAATGACCTCAGACTTAAAGTAGAAAAAGATGTAGGTTTATACATTACTTGGGTTACAGAGAACAATAAGATAAAGAACATAGAGTACCCTCGTGATTGGTGTGCTGGTGCAACAGCAATGCACCTTGCGTGTCAAGAGGGTGCTACAAAAGTTTATATGTTAGGATTTGATTTATCCAGTTATGACAGTCCACTAAATAACATATATAAGGGAAGTAAGAATTATCTTCCTGAATATGCGAAAGGGTTCAATCCAGTAAACTGGAATTTGCAGCTAGGAACTGTCTTCGGAGAGTTTAAAGATGTAGAATTTATCTGGGTGAGTCCTGTCCACACTATTTTAGATAAGGTGAGGACAAAATTTAAGAATGTAGATTTTTTAACATACGAAGAAATATACAAAACCATACGATAACATAAGGAGAATATAATGTCGTTAGATAAATTAAAGTCGACTAATAATCTTGACAAGCTACTCAGTGCAGTCAAGAAAGACGAAAAAGACCCAACCGAAAAAAAGTCCTATGTAGATGAAAGACTATGGAAACCTGAACTAGATGTATCTGGTAATGGTTACGCAGTCCTTAGATTTCTACCAGCAATCGAAGGTGAAGACTTGCCTTGGACTAAATTATGGAGTCACGCATTTCAAGGGCCTACTGGTCAATGGTTTATTGAGAACTCATTAACAACCTTGAACCAAAAAGACCCTGTGTCAGAGTACAACAGTTCTTTGTGGAACTCTGGTGTGGAAAGTGACAAGGAGATTGCAAGGAAACAAAAGAGAAAGTTACAGTATTACTCAAACATCTATGTTGTGAGTGACTCTAAGAACCCACATAATGAGGGTAAAGTTTTCTTGTTTAGATATGGTAAGAAGATATTTGACAAACTTATGGCTGCAATGCAACCTGAGTTCGAAGATGAATCACCTATCAATCCTTTTGATTTTTGGAAGGGTGCAAACTTTAAGTTGAAGATTAGAAAAGTTGATGGTTATTGGAACTATGATAAGTCAGAGTTTGAAGCTCCATCTGCAATTCTAGATGACGATAGTGCGATTGAAAGAATTTGGAAAGAACAGTATTCACTGGCAGACTTCACTGCACCAAGTAACTTCAAATCGTATGAAGAACTTAAGACAAGACTGGACACAGTACTATCTGGTAAACAAGTGGTAAGTAATCAAACAGTTGTTGATGATGCCGTTGTTGCACCAAAGGTAGATACGAAACCTGTTGAGAATGTAGTTAAAGAAGAAGAAGACACTATGGACTACTTCAATAAACTTGCGAATGGTTAATTTTGATTAACTATATTTTGAGTTGAAGTATCAGTGGAAGTAACACGAGTATTATAACTAGCATAATTATTCGTGTTACTACTACTTGAATTATTACTAACAAGCATTGGTGATGAACCCTCAGCAGATACTTTATCTTTATTCATTGCATTTTCTTGTATCTTTTCTGCAACATGGTCAGTTTCAAAATGAAGTTTAAGTGCCTCATCAACAGCTTGTTTAATTTTTTCTTGTTGGTTTTCTGAACCTTTAAATTTATCTGCAACAAAATCTTTAATCTTACCACCAAAACTTAGTATGCTTTCCTTTGATGGTATGAATGATAATACTCTTTCTTTTAAATTATCACCAAACTTTTTTAGTTTTTCAGTGACATCATCAAACTTTGGTAACTCTATTCCTGTAACTTCTTCAAAACTATTTACCAACATATCTTTTGATTCTGTCAATTTATCTCTGACTTTACCAAAACCATCTTTAATTTTAAGTCCTGTTTCTGTTATAGAAGCTCCCACTTCCTCCATTGTTGGTATCTCTACATTCTTAATAGTTTCTATCCCAGTAGTAAAACCATCTTTAACAAAATTAAAACCCTCTATTGTTTTATCACCAATATTTGTCATAAATTTAGAAATAGTTTCTTGTTCAAGTAATCCAAATGTAATTCCTGATATAGCACCAGAAATACTTTCTCTTGCAATAGAACCAGCAGTTGCAGTTTCTTTTCCTGCTTCCTCCATACCAGCTCTTACACCATCATATATTGTCATTGCAGCTGCAGTTATACCACCAAACCTAACAGCACCTCTGAGTAAAGTTTTACCAAAAGAAGGTGCTTTACTAAATGCCTTAGTTTTTTTATCTCTTGTTCTTCCTTGTTTATCAACAAAAGTTTTACCACCACCTCCTAGTTTTGATAAACCCTTACCAACTCCTTTAAGACCTAATGTAAATGCTTTAATTGCTAAACCAAGACTACTTTTTAAAATTCTTGCAGGCCCAAAAACTAAAAGTGATGCAGTTAGAAGTGCAAACCCAGCTGCAATACCTGTGTCTGCGTTAAACAATGCTTTAAAGTTTTCAAAACTTCGGTCTTTAGCAAAATCTATTAATGGGCCAAAACCCTTTACAATTCTTCCAAAAAAAGATTTTAAATTTGAAAATACGATAGGTATTTTTTCTTCTAAAAATTTTACTGTATCTTTTGCAAACTGACTATTAAGTATTTTTGGTAGTAAGAATAAAAGAGCAATCACTGCAGCCTTTTTAAGAAAACCAAATATACCACCAACAGCTGCTTTACCTTTATCTGCTAAACTAGAACCAAATCCCATAATACCTTGATTGATTCTTTGTAGGACAGTTAATTGTCTTGCATCTTTTTTTGCTTGGTCTTTTAATGTTTCCTTCTTTGCAGAAGGTGACATTGTTTTTAAACTTAATTGAAATTCTTTTTTATCTAAAGCTAGTTGTTGTTTACTATACTCTTTATTCTTCTCTGCATCACCACCTTGTTTTTCAATTTCTTGTTTAAGATTATTTAATTCTTCTCTACTTGCTTTAAGAACTTGCATCTCTTCTCTTCGAGATGCTCCTTGTTGTTTCATTTCTGTAAGTAAATCAGATATTTCAGCCATTATTTCTTCTTCTTATCTGAATATGCGTTTGCACCAAAGAAACCCATAACAATAGCTGCAACTGAAACAAAGTATGTTGCGGCCATATCACCAAGTATCTTTCCTGCCTGTTCTAGTCCAATGAGATTTGCAAGTACCACTGCGAATGGGTATAGTAACATACCAAGTAAAGAGAACCAAGCCATCTTACGCATTGCATCTCTACGAGCATCTGCATCTTCTAGTTCTTTTCTTTTAAATTCCAAATCCATCTCCATCTCTTCTTGTGAGATGTGTCCATCACCATTTAAGTCTTTTTTCGCAACCTCATCATCAACTGTTTTGGTAATCTTGTCAACCATGTGACTATCCTTTATTTTCTTTTTTTACTCTTTCATTCTCTTCCTCAATAAATTGCATTAAAAGATTCACATATATTTCTCTTTCCCAAGGCATCATATCTTCTAGTTCTGTCAAACTATATTTATGGTGTTGCATCAACGAAAAGTTAGTTTTATAGTAATTAAATAAACTATCGTGAGCAAGTGCTATCCTAAAAAACTTTGGAGGCCCTCCACCACAACCTCTGATTTTACCTTAGTTTTAGGATTCGTAACTTTAACTGCGTGACGAAGTTTAGGCATAGTATCAAAGAAATCCATCACTGTTTGTAGTTGGTCATTTGTCATAGAGTCAATAAACTCTTCAAGTTCCTTATCTGTTATGTCTACTCTATTGTAAATTTTATCTCCATGATGTATTTCATTAATACATTTTTTAAGAATTGCAAAAACTCTTTCTATATCACCAACATCACCTATTACACCTTTCATATCACTTAAGAGTGGATATCGTAGAAACATTTTTATACTGTCAGATAATTTTATTTCATTTGTATGTTCAGCTGTCATTTGAACATTAATCTCATCTAGATTAACTTTTGTTCTTACTTTTGTTTTTTCATCATCTGGACAAGTTATATTTAATTCTACCGTTTCACCAACAGCCTTACCTCTAATTCTTAAGAACAAATATTCAATATCAAACATTGGTGCTGTATCTGGATTAACTTTTCCAAAGGTGCATTCTTTAACTAAATGCCCCATTGCATTTGCAACTTGTTCGTCATCATTAGATTCTTGTGCAATTAGTAATACCTTTTGTTCTTTTACAAGAAAAGGTCTAAACTTTATTTTTTCGTTGGTAGACGGTAACACCAACTCATAGGTTGGTGTATTTAACTTTGGTAAAGCCATGATAAATTATCCTTTATAATCTAGACAACACTCTCGGTATTGCAGCTCTTATTTGCCTCTCTGCACTGTTTACCACAACCTCTTCAATTCTATCACGCAAAGGTTTTGGTAGGTCTGCCTCATCTGTTAAACTTTTCCAATATCTATAACTAAAAGTTACACTTATCTTTTGTACATCTGTTGCTTGTTGTGCAGATAATGATTGTGCAGCTATTGTTTTTGGAAAGCATTCTATTAATTGTACTCCGTATCTTCTTCTATCTTTTTGGTCTAATTGATGTATTTCTAACGCACCACTGTAATCATCATAATAACCCATTGACCAAGTTTGTGGATTGTATGCAAGTCTTTGCCAAGTTTCAAAGAATGATTTTTCTCTCATATCAGATGAGCATCTGAACACACCAGTTATTTCTGCATAAGAATAACCTTGCACTATTTCTCTTGTTGGGCCGTATATGTTTGTATCTGGTGCAGTGTCAAGGTTACGGCCAGGAAACTCTATGGACTCACATTGCAGTCCAGTTTTTCTTGTTGTTCCTTCACCAGTATTCTCTTGCATAACTTTTGCAAATATATTATTTAATGCACCTTGAGGTTTACCTCTAGTTCCTTGTGGTGGTAGTATTACAACTTCATACCTTGAGGGTAATGCATAACCATCATCAGAACGAAACTCTGCGAGTATCTCGTTTAGAACACCGTATGCAGTTCCCTGTAAAACTCTTCCTAAATTAAATTTGGGCATTAAATCATCTTCCTTGAATCTTTCCAAACCTCTGATGCAGTGGCTTTAGAGAATCTTTGAACTGGTAATAATGTTGCAACTGTAAACTCATCTGCATCTACTCTACGAAATCTTGATTTAACTTTACCAGCAAGATATCTTTTTATTGTTGGTCTGATAAGTCTTACTCTTTTTAAGTTTTGATAATTTACATTTAATCTTGTAGACTCATCAAACTTTGTGTTGTTACTAAAGTCTACTAATCTATCTAGTAGTTTCATTCTTAATGGTATTGGTAGATAGTGTAGATTAATTCCTAAGAACCCATCATTATAATTCTCTAATGGCAACACTAGTGGAAACCTATCGTAATATGGTAATTTCTTTTTTAACTTTGGGTCATAGAAAAACATATTCAATCGACCAAAGAAAGGTCTTGTTGCTTGTTTACCATCTCTGATTAAATCTAACGCACCAGGCTTACCAAATTCTTTGATTTTATCTCTATACCAATCAGTGGACTTTGGTCTACCTTTAGCTGCATCTACTACACTTTTAATGTATTTACTTGGAACGGCCATCTAATTTCTTTCTATTTTCCATGTGTATTTCGTCTATATCATACTTAGATTGACCATGATACTCTACTGCGTAGTGATTGTCAACCATAAATTCATTAAGTATTACCATTCTATCAAGGTGTGGTTCGTGTACTTTAAACTTACCAAGTACCCTTCCAAATTTACCTGTCTTATCTTTTTCTGTAATAAGTGTCTGCATAGAACCAATAGGCATTAAAGTTAGAACTAATTTTTTGGCCATCATACCATACTTCTTTTCTTCTAAATCTCTGGTTCTACTTTCTGGTGTATCTATACCATATAACCTAACACGTTCTTTGTGTAACCACACACCGAACCCTAAGTCGATATCTACATCAACTGTATCACCGTCAATTACCTTGACTATTTTACATCTGTATTCGTACATAATACTATTTATACTTCGGATTGAGATGGTCTTCAGTAAGTATCTTAAATTCCATACCTCTGTTCTGACACCAGTCTATTGCAGATTTCCATTTAGCTTGATTGATACCCCAAGTCTTTACTTCATTGTACCATTTGCGTGTGCGTTTTTTTGGTGTTTTGATAGGTTCTTTACACTGATGTTTAGGTTTGACCTCGATAAGAAACTTCTTGACACCACCTGTAGTTTGTTCTATCTTGATATAGAAGTCTGGGAAGTATCGGTGCATTTTACCGTCCCAAGGCGACCTGTAGGGAACGATTATTTCCTCACTACCCCACTCTACAACTTTATCATTTTTATCACAATAGACCATAAACTTAAGTTCCCACGAAGAACGGTAGACAACCTGTGATGGGTCACCCTTGTATTTTTGTGGGTTCTTTGGAATATATTTACCTTTGTATGTCATGTCGACTAAATACCTTCATAGGAGTATTTAGACATGGCAATAGACTTCGCAAAAGGTATCGCAACTCAGGTAGTCAACACAGGATTAAGAAAAGTAGCTGGTAATTTACCAGGCTTACTTGGTATCAACAAAGGTAAAACAGGAATAAATAGTTCTGATACTGCACCTCTCAATGAAAGAGGAAAGGCAAGTCCTAATTTATTTCAGTTTCCACTAGATGTTGCTGGTGACCCAGGCATAGGTAATCATGGACATTATATTATCTTTTTTATCAATGAACAACAAAGTTCAGAGTTAAGATTTACAGATAGGGTCAAAGATGGTAAGTTAACATTAGCTAAAGAAAAAAGAAAAAGAAATATATTGGAAAAAATAAAAGATGAAAAAGGTAACGCAGTAGACAACACTCAAGACCAACTTGTAAATACTGGTTCTAATAGTGTGGGTAAAGATACTACGGTTGGTTTAAAAAATGCTAAGGGTGAAAAAACAGAAGATGAAAAAATTGCAGAGATTGTAGATAAAGCTCAATATGTTAAAGTAAAAAGACCTCCAACAAAAAGATTAGATACTGCAATCGCAATGTATATGCCTGCACAGGTTCAAGTAACATACGGTACAAAATATAACGATACAGAGATTAGTCCTTTTGCAGCTGCAGCTGGTGAAGCAATTACTAATGCAATGGGTGGTATGGGTTTAAGTGATAATTATAATCAAGTCGTTGGTAAAATATCAGAAGGTTTAAAAAAGAAAGGTGTTTTAATGGGACTTAGTGTTCTAGATGGAATTGGTATTAGTGGTGCAAGAGAAGCACTTGAGATTGCATCTGGAGAGATTATTGCAGATAGAATGGAACTTGCATTCAAAGGTGTTGATAGAAGGTCATTTCAATATACCTTTAAAATGATACCAAGAAACTCAAGAGAAGCAGATGAAATACGAAAGATTGTTTTTGCATTTAAATCAAATATGTTGCCTGAATTAATTGGTGGTAAAGATAGAGATACAATGCGTGTTCCTAATACATTTAATATCCAGTATATGTATCAAGGTAAAGAGAATGATTTTATTCATAGAGTATCAGAGTGTTTTCTTGAGAATGTTCAAGTATCTTATGGTGGTGATAGGTATAAAACATTTGAACCACATGACGATACTGGAGCTCCACCTGTAGAAACATCAATTACACTTGCATTTAAAGAGATTGAGATTATGACCAAAGAGAGAATTTTCGAAGGATATTAAAAATGTATTTTGACTCATTTCCAGTTATCCCTTATGATTCTAAGGGAGATTTAAATTTTAAAGATGTAACCAACCTTTTACGAAGAGTTGGTATGCGTACTAAATTAAAAACTAATACTTTATTGTATGACACTTATGATGTAAAAGAAGGTGAAACACCAGAGATGATTGCACATAAATTATACGGTGATGCAAAGTTACACTGGATAATATTATTAATAAATGAAATAACTGATAGGTATCACCAATGGCCTATGAGTGGTATGCAATTTTTAGGTTACATTAATGACAAATACTCTAATGTAGATGGAATACATCACTATGAATCTACACAGACTTCTGGTGATACTAAAGTTAAAATAGAAGTAGTAAATGATGTTGATGAGAACGCATACACAGGTTTAACACCAATTACAAATCGTGAGTTTGAAGAAAGTGAACAAGATAAAAGAAGAAAGATACGATTAGTTGACCCTAGTTTTGTAGAACAGTTTGTAGATGAGTTTAAAGCACTAATGAATGAGTCTGCAATCTAATGGCTTTAGGTGATTCAGTACAATATGCAGGCGAATATAAATTAGTTGAATGTACTCTTTTTTCTTCAACAGGCGTTAGAGCAAGACTAGACTCAAATGTAATTCAAATAAACATATATGAAAATATATTTGCAAGTGCAGTCATGGTTAATTTGACAGTTACAGACCAAAACAATATGATTATGAATATGCCTATTGTCGGTCAAGAGTTTGTATCATTAAAAATAGAAACGCCAGGCGTTGGTACAATTGATTATTCAGAGAATAAACTTTGTGTTCACAAATATACTTCAAGAGAAGATATTGCAAATGGAACACAAATTTATGAACTAAGTTTAATATCTCCAGAAGCATTAAGAAATAACAGAACAAGAGTATCTAAGTCATACACAGGTATTAACTCTGATATTGTTACCACTATTTTACAGGATAAAACTTTACTGAATACAGGTAAAGATATTCATGTTGACGAAACATCAAGAATAAGAAGATTTGTTGCACCTAACGTAAGACCAAATGAATTTATATCTTATCTTACTAGAGAGTCAACATCTAAATCGTACAACAATTCTCCACATTACTTATTTTATGAGAATAGTAGAGGTTTTCAATTTAGATGTTTAGATAGTTTGTATAACCAACCAGCCATGGGTATATTTTTTGGTGGTGAAAATATGAGTATTGAAGGTGAAAATAAAAGAGGTAATTTAGAAAAAGATTTTCAAAGAATGATGGCCTTTGCAATGACTACAAGTAATGATACTCTTCTAGCATCTAGAGGTGGTATGTTAAGTTCTAAGTTAACAAGATATAATATATTTCACAAAAACTATACAGAACATACTTTTAATTATTTTGATAACTTTGAAGACCACAGTAGAATAGATGAAAATCCTATATATAATCAGACAGTCATAGATGAATTTGATAATACAATTGGAGATTTTCCTAGTGCAAACATACAGCTACACCCAACATCATTCAATGGTACAAATGACGCACAGTTCTACGACACAGACACAGGTTACTCATACTCAGACAATCACGCAGAAGAATGGATACTCTCAAGAAGGTCAAGAATGACAGAACTGTCTTCTGGTGGATTGAGAGTAAATTTCCAAGTTCATGGATACTGTAATCTTGCAGTAGGAGAAAAAGTTCAGTTAACAATGCCTGTTACTGGTAAAGACCATGGCAATAGTAAAATAGATACCTTTTATAAAGGGGACTTTTTGGTCACACAATTAAGACATAGCTTTGACCAATCAGAAAGAAAACATATAATGTATATAAGTGCAACTAAAGATTCAATACCAGCAGAGTTTACCAATGTAGCAAAATCTACTGAACCTGTTGGTGGTAAAGGTTTAATCAAAACATATTAAAGGAGACTCGTACAAAATAATTCATATTATTATATAACATAACCCAAATGGAGAAATACATGAAGAAGAACATGAAAAAAGGTAAAACTAGAAATAGAGTAAGAAAGATGACATTTCAAAGTCAAACACGAACCAACATCATATCAATAGACAGGGGAACTAAATATAATAAACAAGAATTTTTAGAACGAGAAACGGAACATGAAATACTTCAAGGAACTACAGGAGGGCGTCTACGACCCCAATATATTTAAAGCATTCTTTCTTGCAGGCGGGCCAGGTAGTGGTAAGTCTTATGTAGTTAAAAGAACATCTGGTATGTTCGGTATGCGTATTGTTAACAGTGATGATGCATTTGAGAAGTTAGTCAAATCAGCTGGTTTAACAATGAAGATGGATACAAAACTTGGTCAGTCGCAAGAAGTAGAAAGAGATAAGTTAAGAGATACTGCAAAGAGAGTAACAAAGTTAAGACAGAGTAATTATATCGAAGGTAGATTAGGTATGATTATTGATGGCACTGGTAGAGATTACAGTAAATTAGAAACTGAGATGAGAGCTCTACAACAATTAGGTTATGAAAGTCATATGATATTTGTTAACACATCACTTGATGTTGCACTACAAAGAAATCAAGAAAGAGATAGAACATTACCAGAAAAGATTGTGGTAAAATCTTGGAAAGATGTGCAATCAAATATAGGTAGGTTTAGTAATCTATTTAAAGGTAGATTTATTATCATTGACAATAATAATAAAGACGAAGATATATTGACAGCTGTATATAAGAGAGTGAAACAACTTGCAAACAAAAAGGTCACTAATGGTATCGCAAAGAACTGGATTGCAAAAGAATTAGAGATGAAAAGAAGAACTTGACAAATACCCCCCACTATGGTATTATAATACTATAAGTGATTCGAGGTTTTTCTTATTTACATTTTTATCCCTTTTCCTCGTTTCACTTATTGAAAGAGATAAATTATGAATAAAATATTACAAAACAATCTAAACAAAGTTACTAAGGACACAGCTACTGTTATTCAGAAGGACTGGAAAGACGGTGGTGAGAAGATTGTCGCAGAGGTTTATATAGACAAGAACCTATCTTTGTTACAGAAGATTGACAAAGCATTTATGTTGACTAACAGTATTAATGATGCGTGGTGGAATAATGATGATGTCAATGCATTGTATAAGACAAGGTCAACGAGTGTTGGTGACAAAGTAATAATCAATAATAAGACATTTGAATACTGTGCTTCTGGTTTTAGAGAAATTACTTGACAAATGTAGAGATAGGGTTTATTATATTATTAGTGTCATCAGTGTTGATGTATCATCGGCCTGGCGACCAAAGTAAATATGATGTATGGTTTATCCCAGTAGAGTTTGGTGTGATTATAGGTGCATATTTAATTATGATAGGACTATAGAATGAAAGTTAAAAATTTAATGGGTAACACTTCAACAGATTCACTTGGTACAGACCATGGCGATTGGACTAGAGAACTCACTGGAATAAGCCCTACAACCAAACAGAAAGATATGCAAGTAGAATACATTCAGCCTTGGTCTAATGTGATTGTTAAATTTAAAATACCAGATGAGATTTTTGAAGATTTAGAAAAAATGTATAATAGTGTCATGTCAAATGATAAACAAAATTTTGGTGACCGATTAGTGGGACAAATAGAAGAAGAACTTTATGTTAGTCCAGAACTTCTTGAAAAACATATTATGTGGAAAGATTTTTGTATACAATCTGTAAAAAATTATTACACCAATAGTCAAAAACAAGTTTATGTAGGAGAACAAAATTCAGATAATTTAAAAAGAAATTTAGGAAATGAACTTCATGCTAATATAGCCAGTATGTGGTTTGTCAATCAAAAACCAAATGAATATAATCCATTACACGTTCATACTGGGTGTAGAGTTTCTGCACTTGCATATCTAAGAAAACCAAAAAATCAACTTAAGGGTAGAAAAGAATTTTATTTATCAGATGGAAAAATAACTTTTAGTAATAATTGTGGTACTGATACTCATTTTAGTCAATCAAATGTATCTTTTGAACCAGAGCCAGGAGATATGTATATTTTTACAGCTAGACAGAATCATTGTGTTTGGCCCTATAGGTCATCAGACCCAGAGGATTTAAGAACAAGTATATCACTTAATGTAGAGATAATGTCTGATGTAGAAGCTGATATTAATAGACGACAATTCGAAGATATGTTTAAACAGAAAATGGAACTAGTAGAGAACAAAAAAATATTAGATGATGCAGTTGAAAAATATAAACAAAGTGAGGTGAAAGATGATAAAAGCACTACTGATGGTAACATCAATAAGTCTGGGTAATGTAGACACTGTATTACCCTCAATGAAAGACTGTATGGAGGCAAGAGATGCAATCATACAACAAGATGCAGAAACTAAAGTATTATGTGTCCCATACACAATGGAACAATCTAAGTCAGACGATATGAGAGATATGTTCAGTGTGTTTATGGAGATGATTGTTCAACTAAAAAGTTACGAGGAAAATTATGGAAGTCTGGGAGAAGAGAATAGACAATGCGAACCTTGCTCTGAGTAGATGTCAAGACAAGGATATGAAAAAGTATTGGACTAGAGTAGTTAAAACACTACTTAGAAAAAGTAAACAGAAATTAAACTAAATAAGAGTATGAGTATGGTAAACTTAACAGAATCAGCTAAGGACTATTTAAAGTCCGTTGGTAAACCAAATGTATCCCTGAGTATAAACAGTGGTGGTTGTTCTGGTTTTACATACTTGTGGGATACAACAGATAAAGAGCCAACACTAGAAAACTTATGGATAGACCCTATTGCAGAGATGTATATATTAGGGTGTACAATAGATTATGTTACGGAATTAGGTGGGAGTTTTCTCAAAGTATCAAACCCAAACGCAACTGCATCATGTGGTTGTGGTGAGTCTTTCGCAGTATAATCAATAATAGGAGTAGTTATGTTTAAACTATTAACAATAGTATTTTTGACTGTGCTTTCAGTATCGAGTATCGCAGAAGAAAAATACGACTTTGCAGTAGACAAAAGTTTACTGTGTATATCAAAACAAGAAATGCTCGATAGAATGAGTAGAAATTATTGGGTGCCAGTTATAAGAACAAAACAAGAGAGTGGTTTTACAACTTACATATATTTTAAAGAAGATGATACAAAGCCTGGAGCAGTAAATAATATAATAATCTTTGAAATCGACCCAACAGAAACCTCTGCGTGTGTACTCACAATGGGGAAAGAAGGAACAATTGAATTTAATGGAAGTTTTTGGAATGAGTTCTACTTAACACCAATGCTTAATAAAAGTAATGGTGTGAATGTCTAATGGAATACAAAGTGGAATTAAAAACAGTAACAATGCCAAACGAAGTGCGATTAGAGGACGACCCTGTTAGAAAGGGTTATTCTTACGACTTCAGAACAACAGATGGTAGACAAATATTTACCATTCCAAATAAGGCTGTTGTGTGTATTGCAAATACAAATAAAGTACCAAAGACAATGAAACAACTAATAAGATATTCTAGTCCAAAGGCAACTGAATGTACAATATTCTATACTGTGTGGAGTTATGGTGGGGGTTATGGTAGATTAATCTTGAATTATCTTCTTCCTATACTAAATACGAATAGGTACGTTACTCTGTCACCCAAGACCGAAATGGCCGTAAGATTTCATACAAGAAACGGTGCAAAGATGATAGCAGATAACAGAGAGAGTTACAACTTTGAGTATTATAAGTAACTAAGAGGAACAATCATATATTATGTCTATTTGACGATTGTTGATAGAGGGGATATATGGTAGAACCAGTCACTACGGTGCTGACAGGGATAGCTTTAGTTACAAAGTCAGTAGAGTTCATAAAGTCAAATATACAAACTGCACAAGATATAGGTCAGTTTGTCGGTGCGATAGATGATGCATTCAAGGGTGAAAAGGATTGTATAAAATCAAGAGAAGGTAAAGACCTATTTGCAACTGAAAATATTGCACAAGAAATTATAGATGCAAAGCTTGCCAGAGAGCATCTTTATGAAATGAAACAATTAATTAATTTAAGGTTTGGCCATGGGACTTGGGACGAGATTCTTACAGAAAGAAAAAGAAGAATAGATGCAAGAAAACAAGCAATCAGAGAAGAACGTGCAAAGAAACAAAAACAAGCAGAAGAGATAGGTGAAATAATAAAGTATTGTGGACTTGGATTAACATTTATAGGATTTGTAGGATTAGTAATTTATATCATGGTTATATTGATGAACCCAGCTAAGTCCCTAGAAATATGGGGTCAAGAAAAATCAGAACCATTTGATGAGTGTCACGATTTTAAAGTTGACGTAATGATTTGTTTGAGTGAAGGTGCAGATGCTACCTATGCACGATATGGTAGAGAATACAAAGGAACACTACCAAGAAGTGATATGTACACAATGTGTAGATTAAAAAAATCAGAATGGTTTGAACAAGATATGGAAAAGAGAGCACACGACCCAAGTTATAAGTGTACATACGAACACCCACAAGGTGACCCAGATATACAGTTATCAACAGGCCCTAGATTTACTTGTCCAAGAAATATAGAATGTAAAGTGAGAAAATGAAGTTTCATCATG